GGACCTGCTCGATTGGTCTTTTTTGCTTTTTGCTTTTCTTAGTTCGTATCATTGTCCAGCTCCTCAACTCTTATCCATATGCCTGGTATCACTGTCCAAAACTTTTCGCATATCAGACTTGCTACCTGTGCGTCATCTTTCCAAAAGCCCAGGTCAGTCATGCAATCCTGTAAAAGCTTGTTTGAGTTATCCACATCAGGCTTAGTTATTTTCCACTCGCCGTTTTTGTGCTTGCCTTTGATTGGGAAGCACCATTTCACTACGAGCCTTACCGGACCTACTGCTTTTCGATTGGGTCTAAATTTTGCCAGGTGAGCTTTTAGTTTTTGTCTCACTGCTTTTAGTTCCTCATCTTCGTAAAATCTAATTTTTCTATCTGAGCAAATTGTCGCTCGTTTTTCCTGATGTGTTTTTGTTGGCGGAATCATCGCCATAAAAAATTCAATCATGATAATCAATCCCTTTCCAAGTATTTGTTTCAGAGTCGTATTCGATTAATCCTTTTCTTCTTGCCATATCAAAAATTTTTTGCAACACTTCCGGCTGTGAACAAATCCATTTTGCAGCTTCGCTTTTTCTTATATCGAATTGCATATTTATTTCTTTATGTCTCAACACAGGCATATATTTTGCTGCGTTTAAAAAGTCATATTTTAAATTATTTCCAAATTTCATTTTTACCTCCTCTCGCGCGGTGCATGTATGACCACTCCTATGTGTGGGCGAGGCGTAAGCGTAGCGCCTCACCACATAGGGGTGTGTACATGCTTGCATGGGGGTGTGTAAACACCTATATATAATATAGAGGTGCGCACCCCCGGTCCGAGCAGTGCTCTCGACCATAAAATCGTAGGTGCGCACCCTGGGGGAGTGCTCACCTATTTTTTTACAGTTCGTCGCACCCCTCGGCTTTGCGCCTGATGTATCTTTCTCCACCAACTTCACCATAAGTTTCATAGCGTTTTTTGTACTCAGGACGAGCCTTTTTTCCGTTACCCAGCCATGCTCCTATTTGCCTGTGTGAAGATAATCCTAGTGCATCTGCAAGGTCAGACATAAGCACTTCGCCATCCATTTCGAGATTCGAAAAAGCAATCTCAAACTCATTTAGCTGCTTTTCCTTTGACTCTTTAGCATTTTTCTTGCGTTCTTCTATAGCCTTTTTCCATGTTGGCTGAGCCGATTCTGTCTCTATGTCGGTGAGAATACCAGCCTCATCAACCTCATGCTTCGGATATCTAAACCACATATTTACAGGCTTAAACTTAGCAAATTCTCTGAGGGTTCCGCTCACTCTCCATGCACTCAATGTTCTAATTTCGTCTTCGACCTTGTTACATTCTATAGAACACTTGAGAAGTGCACTTTGCGTTAGCGCTCTGTTTGCATGGCTTGTAATCTGAGGCAAGCTCAAGGCGTCGTCTAGTCCAACATGCTCATCATAATAACCTGGATTGTTTGAGCGAATAGCCTCATCAAATACCTTGCACTTAGCCTGGTTAAGCTGCATCGAATATATTTCCTCAGTAGTAAGCTCAAGCTCTATAAGATCAATGAGTGCATCAGGGTCTCTTGCGAATACTCCACTGCCTGATGCTCTGTCTAGGCTCTTTTTATTGCCCTGGGCGCCTTTTGAGTGATGGTGACAGTAGATTACGCTTGAACCTAGTTCCGTCGCTACCTTGTCAAATTGGTTCGTGAAATGAGCCATCTGATCTGCGCTGTTTTCGTCGCCTGTAAGGACTTTATATATAGGGTCAATGATAACTGCTATATAACCCTTTTTAAGCGCTCTACGAATCAATTTAGGCGCTAGCTTGTCCATTGGCACTGTCTTGCCTCTTAAGTTCCAAATATCAATGTTGTTAATGTTCTGAGGCTTGATTCCAACCGCCTTGTAAACGTCCTTGAATCGGTGCAAGCAAGATGCTCGATCTAGCTCAAGATTTACATATAAAACTCTGCCTTGACTACACTGCCAGTTTAGCCACTTAGTCCCTTCAGCTATTGCAATGCACATCTCTATGAGGGCAAATGATTTGCCTGCCTTTGATGGTCCAGCGATTAGCATCTTGTGGCCTTGTCTTAACACTCCGTGTATCAGCTCGGGCGCAAGTTCAGGCATATCATCCCAACACCCCTCTAGTCCTTCCGGATCAGGCAAGTCGTCGTTTAAATCCTCGATGTATTTGTACCAATCCTCGTAACTGCTTTTGCCTATGTTTGTATCTATAAGAAACTGCTTTCGGCCATCACGTCTAATGCCTGGCATTCTTGAAAGTCTTGATGGGTTTCTATTTTGGCTATCAATATCAAGGCCATTTTTCTTGCAAATAGAGTAAATGTAATCTACTCTCTTGCGATACTCTTCATAGCTATTAGCATCCACTTTGACGATTGCGTGTATGGACTTTCCTCCAGAGTACACAAGACAAGCTACAGGAAGTTCAAGCTCTCTAATGATTGCATTTTGCTTTTCTAGTTCCATGCTGTCCGATTCGACGAGCGTGTACCTATAGTCTGTCACATTTTCGTTTTTAACGCCCTTGCCATCTAGTGGGTTAAATCTTATCCATGCGCCAGCTTCTTCTTTGTAATCGCCGATTACAGCGCCTATGTCACCGTTGCATTTCGATAATGCTTCAAGGAGTTGCCCTGCAGTTCGGTCGTATGAGCCTTTGCCTGGCATGTACTTGTCGTCTTTTTTCCAAACCTCTGTGACGTATCCAACATTTTCAGTACTTTCAAAGAGTGTTTCTATATAAGTAATTAACTCTTTAACAGGATTCCACTGCGTGTCATCAGGTTCGTTTATTTCTTTCACTTCAAGCCAAGCCTCATCAATGAGCTTGTAGTCTTTTCCAATCTCGTCATCCCAGTTTAGCTCGTGTGACGTTTTCTCCGGAGGAGTCCAGCCTTGCTCTATAGCAAGCTGAAATATTGTTCCTCCGGTCACAGGATTTCCATTTCCTGCAAATCCATCCCATTTCTTAAAGCATTCCCCTTGATGATACCTTTTGCTGTCCTGTGCACTCCATGAATCCCAATCAGATGCTGTATAGCCTTCCTGCTTAAGCGCCATGCCTACGTTCACCCATTCTTGATAGTTCAAGAGCGATGGATTGATATGTTGTAATAATTCAAGATGATTTCTTTGCATCTTTATTCTCCTTATGATGGTCTATACTCTGCAGGATTAATGCTGTTAGGCACTCTCCATCCATTTACAGCGATTCTATCAATTAGATTCTTTGCATCCTGGAATTGCCACATGCCGACGTGCTTAAACCCTTTCCCCTCAAGGAATCTAATCTGCTTAGGCGTTGTGAGTCCCTCGTCTCTGCGCTTGCTTAGTCTGTTTAAAATCATCGAAGCCTTGCCAGCGTTGTCGATTGTGTCAGGGAATATTCCGCACTTTTCAAGAGCCTTAATTTGCTTGCCGGAAGGTGGAGCCATTTCCCAGCCAAACGAAGGGATGTATGTTGATAGGTCTTCTGCCTGGATGCTCATTTCAAACTGTAATGGATCTACAAGCTTGCGCTTGCGTCTTCTCATTTCCTCTAGCTGTTTAGCAAGAGCCTCTTCTCTTTGAGCTACTACATCCGATGCTGCCTTTTCCTCAGCCTCTTCTATATCTATCGCAGTACCTGCAGCAATCTCCATGTTTTCGGTCATCTTCTTTGCTACTTCCTCATTTTCACAAATGAGGCTTGCTGGATGGCAAAGCTCATGTCTTTCTGTATGCCATAGAAAGTCGAGCAATAATAAGTCTTCTTTCCCTGGATATAGCCTCGTTCCTCTACCTACCATCTGCGAGTAAAGTGATCTCACTTTTGTTGGTCTTAGAACCACAATGCAGTCGACAGAGGGCTCATCCCATCCCTCCGTTAGAAGCATAGAATTGCAAAGTACGTTGTATTTTCCTTTGCTAAAATCGTCTAAGACCTCTGCTCTGTCTTTGCTGTCGCCATTGACTTCCGCTGCCTTAAATCCCTTTTCGTTTAGAATGTCTCTAAACTTTTGAGACGTCTTTACCAGTGGCAGAAATACAACCGTCTTCTTGTCTGCGCAGTACTTAAGCATTTCATCCGCAATCTGTTCGAGATACGGATCGAGAGCGGTTCCCACCTCGCTTGCCTTAAAGTCTCCCGACTGCATTGATACTGCACTCAAGTCTAGCTCAAGCGGAATTGTTAAAGCCTTAATTGGACTTAGGTATCCGTTTTTGATTGCTTTTGGAAGAGTGTACTCATATGCAAGGCTCTCAAAATATGATCCTAGATTACGCATGTCACCTCTGTCTGGCGTTGCTGTAACGCCTAGCACATTTGCATTGCTAAAGTGTTCTAGCACTCTTTGATAACTATCTGAAATGCAGTGATGAGCTTCATCCACGACGATGGTGTCAAAGTAGTCTTTATCAAATTGTGCAAGGCGCTTAGGCCTTTGCAAAGTTTGTACAGACCCAACAACCACTCTGAACCAGCTATTAAGGCAGCTTTGTTCCGCCTTTTCTGTAGCTGTAAAAATGCCTGTTGCTTTTGCAAGCTTGTCTGATGCCTGGTCAAGTAACTCGGAGCGGTGTGCTAAAATTAGCACACGCTCCCCAAGTTTTACTCTGTCTTCGACGACCTTTGAAAAGACTATCGTTTTTCCGCACCCTGTTGGAAGTACCAGGAGTGTTTTCTTGACGCCCTTCTCCCATTCGTTTGCTATAGCTATTCTTGCTTCCTCTTGATAATCTCTTAACTTCATTTTGTCTCCTTAGAATGGAAAATCTTCCGCATTAAATCCTGTCTGTGAAAATCCTGGGACATCCTTGTTTAGCACCTTTGTGAGGTCAACATCTTCTGCGTAGATCATACGCTTAACCTCGTTGTACTTGTTGCCGTTGTACTCACGCTGTCCAAGCTTGCAAACACCTTCCTTGCCTGCAACTTCGTTCCAGTTCATCTTGAGTGGTTCGCCTTTCTTTTTAAGTCCGATAGCACCAAAGAACGCTGATAACATCCCCTCTGTCGAGCTGTGTAAGAATAGATTGTGCTTGAGCTTAACATCGCCCTCTGTGGTCTTTACGATGATGTTAACGATAGCCTTATTGCATGCTGGAAGCTTTCCACCAGGTTGTGGCTGATGCCTGCCTCTCTCATAGCTTTCAACGATAAACTTGTAGTCTCCCTCAGGTAGTAGTAAAAACTCTCCACTGTCCTGGGTAATTTCGTCATTCCAATCAAACTCTCTGTCAAAATTCATGTTGCTCATTTTTAATATTCCTTTCATTACTTGTTTGTTCTTGCGTTAACTATATCTTTAAGTGCTGAGCTCCAATTGGCTATCAGCACGTTCCAATAATCTTGTGGTACATTGCCAAAAGGCATGTCCTTAGGGAAGTGTCCCACCTTCTCCCAAAAGCCTCTCAATTCGTCTTCTGTGACCTCACTGATAGACATTAGGTCCTGCACTGAGAGAGGTATTGCATCATCGTATGTCTTTGCGTAGATAGGATCCTCCGGACGCAGTTCTTGCTTAGGTGCTTCGGCCTTCGGCTCTGTTTTGATAGGCTCAGTTTTGACGTCAAAGATGTGAGCAATGCTCTCGTATTTCATAGGCAATTCAAACGGTAATCCGTGCCTATTCTTTGCGTCCCATGCTGGGTGATGTGCCGTATACATTACTCGTTCACCACCTTGGGCTTTGTGCTTTGTTCCCTTGTCATCTACAGCAAATACTTGAGTTTTGTAGTTGCAGAAAAGCACTATGTCGGCCCACTCTTTTACAAGTGCAGCAGTCTTTCCTGTGGTCTTATTGCCAAGCTTGAGTTCGTATCTGTCATACGCTCCCATTTCATCCGGCTGTTCGAACTTTCTTATGATCGCGTGCGCTGTTAAGATTACATTCACGCCCTTTTCGACGATGTCTGATAGCTTATTGAGGAACCTGCCTATTTCTTGTTCTAGCTTTATAAATCCCTCGCCATAGCCAAATCCAGTGATGTCCTTCTTGTCATGTGCCATACAGATGTCTTCGATTACCATCTTTTCAACCCAGTCCACTGTATCAATCACTAGCGTCTTGCACGCTGTAGGATTGGCTGCGATGAATGATAGCTGATTCTTTAGCATTGTGTAGCTTGTTGGCTTATCCAGCCTTGCAACGTCCATGTTGCTTGTCGAGCCCTCTATATCGATAAAGACAGGGTCAGGGAATCGTGAGGAAAGAGTGGACTTGCCTATTCCTTCAACGCCATATATGACGACCTTTTGAGCTTTTGCAATTTTACCTTTAGTGATATTCATATAGCCTCCTAAAATTTCCATTCAGCTTTCGATGCTTCCTCGAAAGCTGGCGTATTCATTTCCTCTGCTTCAGCGTCCTTTACATATCCATCTTCAATGATGATGCTGCATTCTTCCCCGGTGCTTACTCTGGTAGCGATTGCCTGCAAGCCTTCTGCTTCTAGCCAGTCTCCAAACTCTTTTAGTGACTCCTGGTCCATCTGCTCAAGCTTGTCAAGTAGCACAAATCCACAATTGGAGTTCAGCTTGCGCACTATTGCAGTAGCGACTTTGAGCTGGTCAGAGCCACTCATGTTATCCCACTTAAATCCGTTGTATATGAGCTCGCCATCTTCAACAGATAGCCCCTTTAGTGGTAGGTCTGCGTTGTCTAGCAGTGCTGCCTTGCGTTTCCTAACGTCTGTGAGCGCTTCTGTGAGCTCCTCGTACTCGGCTCTGTAACCCCTTGCGTCTTCCTCGGCCTTGTCTTTGTCAAGGTTGGCTCTAACCTTTCGGTTGATTTCATCAATCTCTGTTATGCTCTTTTCAAGCTCTGCAGTTGATTCATCTACAAGGTTTTCAACGGACTTATTTGCTGTGACTAAATCCTGTATTGCGTTAGCAAGTTTAGTCTCGGCTTCGGATAACTCAAGCTTCAGCCTTTCAACATCACTAGATGCCTTCTCGTGCATCCTTTGTATGCTTGCGAGACTTTCACGCTTCCTTTGGTTCTCACCATTTCTTGCAAGAATCTCCTGCTGCGCTTTGATTAGGTCTGATGCAGAGACTAAATCCTTTGGAGCATCCGGATAATATTCCTGCTCTTTGGCAAACTTCTCCTTCTGGTCTGCAATCTGACCGATTGCATGTCTGCGGTTGTAAGTGTCTTGCTCTTCCTTTTCGAGGAGCACGAGCTGCTCTCCTACTCCGATGATCTGTAGCAATGTGCTTGCCTTTTCTCTGCTTGACTGCTGCATAAACTTTGGCAAGTTGAGTGCAAGCTCGTCTATAAAACTGTCTAGCAAATTCTGTCCGGCTTTGTTTCCATCTGGATCAATAACCTTTAGGTCTGAGTTCTTGCCCTTACGTTCGACGACAAGGCCATTACTCATGACGATATGCAAGTTAGGTGGAATAGCTGACCCTTCGCGCTGTGCCTGGCTAGGCTTAAACTTGTTGCCTCCAAGTGCCCAAGCGATGCTATCAAGCACACTGGTCTTGCCTTGTCCATTGTTTCCGCCGATGATTGTGAGACCGTTTGCAGTAGGTTCCATCTTTACTGCCTTTACTCGCTTTACGTTCTCAATTTCTAGCTTGTTGATTTTGATTGTCATTTTCTTCTCCTTTTGATATAATTAAGTTGTTGGTTTTGATTGGCGCTTTTCGGAGCGTCTTTCATATTTTTTGCGATACAGTCCAAAGCGCTCTTGTCCATTATTTGCTCAATATCCTTTCTGCGTAAGCCTTTCCGTCTTCGGTGTTGCCACTGTTGTAAACTGATAATGCATCCTCGTAGTTTCCGTACTTATCGTAGAGGTCTGACAAGATAGCACATCCCAAAATGACGTTCTCTTGTGGGTCGAATAGACTCACGATTCCTAGTTCTTCCATTCGTTTTTGGTGGTGCTTTGGTTGTATCTGCATTAAGCCTATTGATTCGCCATTGTCTCCTATCGCACTAGGGTTGCCTCCTGATTCCTCTTTGATGATTGCCTTGACGATGTTAGGGTCCACGCCACTCCTAACGGCTATGTCGTCAATCATTTCGTTTGAGATGCCCTTTACATCAATCTGTATGTTGCTTACGACTTTAGGCTCAATCTTGTTGTAGAGCTCAGGGTGGTCAATTGCCGTTGCTATGCCGTTTAGAGCAAGCGCTGCAGATATAAAAATCGTTGGCGGTATGATTGATTTGATTTTCATAATGTCCTCCTTTCTAACATCTTGTATGACTTGTTGATACTGTTTATGTCTAGTCCTGCCATGTCATATAAGACGTCTTTGTTTAAATAGTTGTCATGCTCGCAGTACATCTTGATTTCTCGCCTTGTCATTTCATCGCGAGTCAGCTTTACAATCTTCGCTGCAGTAGACCCTGCGCATCCAAATAATTTTTTCACATCGCTGGATGTGAAGTATGTTAGCGTGTGATACATCTCAAATGCTGTCTTTACATCTGGTCTCACATTTGGAAATCTCATTTTGTGGCTCCTTTCTGTTGTTTTTTCTTAATCTCCTTCACACTGTATGATGATACGAAGTAGCCAATAGATTGCCTTCAAAATCCCAGTATTGAACCATTATTTTAGATAAATCATCAGGAGTGCCTGCGCCTACAAGCGATTTTGTCCTTATAACTTGTATTACGCAGGCCTCATCAGTTCCACGTGGTCTTACCGCTGATACTAATTTCTTTTCTTCTTTCATCCCGCCTCCTTTCTCGGCTGGTGCGATAGTTTAGTTTTCTAAACTAAACGGGTAAAAAAATAAGTTGGAATCATGCTATATGATTCACCCAACAACGTCATTGCCGCTTGCATTTCTTCTTGCGTCCACTCCGCCTTATTGTTTAGTTTTAGATTTAATGTTGATAAACCAATGCCCATATGCTCTGCAAATGCTTCTTGTTTAGTGAACTTTTCTCTAATAGCCCCTTTTAGCTTGCTGTAATCGTAGTTCATTTGCTCCTCCTTTCGCTTGTTTAGTTTTCTAAATTCTATCAAATTCATATCCGTATGTCAACACAAATTTTAGAAATTCTAAAAAAAATATTTACTTTTCTAAACTTACAGTGTACACTATCTTATATCAGGAGGTGCTTGTATGGACATAAGAACCAAAAGGTTAAGAAATGTATTTGAAAAATCCGGATTGACTCAAACCGAGGTATGCGAAAAAACTGGAATTAACAAGGGTGCACTGAGTTCTTATCTATCAGGTAGATATTTTCCAAAACAAAAAACTATTGATAAATTATCAAAGGTTTTTAATGTTTCTATTAACTATCTAATGGGATTTGAGCCAGAACATTCTCAAAGGGTTGATGACCCTGACCTCACAGGTATAAGCAACATTTCGTTTCCAGCGTCAAAGCCTGTACCAATTCTAGGCGATATTTGTGCCGGAGAAGGAACCTGGTGCGAAGATAACTTTGAAGGACACTTTTTTATAGACAGCTCAGTAAAAGCAGATTTTTGCG